AGCGCAGTGGCTGTTGCAGAATTACCAGTGCAACTCCCAGATGAGCCGCTTGTGTTACCGGTCACATTACCTGTGACGTTACCTGTAACATTACCGGTAACATTACCTGTGACGTTACCTGTAAGATTACCCGTAACAGAAGTGGTTGTTAAAACACCTGTGCTTGGGTTGTAGGTAAAACCTGTGTCGCTTTCTAGACCTTGTGCCCCGGTAGCACCATCAACAAAAACGGGAAACACACTTTCATTTGTGCTGTTGTTTGCTGTAACAGAAACATTATCTACAGCATCAATAGCTAAATCACCCAGCGCATTAACAACTGTTGCACCCGATCCTCCCCCGTCGAACTTTGCTACAACCGTTTTACCATTTGCTAAAGTTAAAACATTGGCAGCATCGTATGTCCCTTGTATCAAAACAAGTGACTGGCTACCCGCTAGGCTGTTTTTAATGATTGCAATCTTTTCTACCGCGTTATCAAGTAAGCGAAGGTAAACTGTGCCGCCCAAATCGCTACCACTCGTAACATTAATGTACTTGTGACGTAGTGTGGAAGACGTTCCATCTGCAATCGTTTGATCGTTAGGGCTACCTGTTGAGCCAGTAGCTGAAAGCGTCAGAGTTACAACACCGTTGATTGCTTCATCTAGCAACTCAAAGTTTGTATTAGTGGTTGTGCCCCACGTTCCAGCCTGTTGACCCGTGCCGATTAGAGTAATGCCAAGATTGTTGCTATATGTCGTTGTAGTAGTCACTGTCCCGTCCTCTAATTTGTATCAACATCGGTATAAGACTCAGAACCTGATGGTGTTATCGTTGTCCAACTATCTCCTGTATGCGTAATATTTGTCCAACTTTCTGCTGAAGTCGCCGCATCAAGTGGAGCAAATAAAAGCTCTCCGTTAGAAGTTACATTAAAAATACCGATTAGGGAACCTACACCACTAGCGATATAAATTGCTGCCGTGGTTTGTGTAAAGTTAGCATCTATAGTCGCGCTATCTTCAATAACAACAAAAGCAGCGGATGTTTTCGTAAAATTAAAATCTGTAACAATAGCCGGGGGTATAGCTATTAGCGTGGGCGTAGAGGTTTGAGTTGCACTAAAGCTCTGGCTAGACGCTTCACTAACTATCGCTCCATGTGCAGAAAAACCTCGATCTGAAAATGCTAACTCACCGAACATCTTATCCAGCCTCTAGTGCCGCAACTTTAGTTTTCAGAGTTTCGATTTCTGCTATAGCTTCTTGCAGTGCGGCAGTTAAGACGGGTACTAACTTAGCTTGGTCAATGCCTTGATAGACAGGTCGTGTCCCCGTTTCTGTCCAAATGTAACTATCTTCAAGCGTTTCTGGTTTGACCACTTTGCTTTCTACAACATTGCCATCGGCGTCTTTTACATCACCAATAGCCTCTGTTTCGTCTTTGATTCCAGTGATTGCTTCAGGTACAGCCGTGACTTCATGCGCTAAAAAACCATCAACTGTATTGTCGGGGTCAGTTATAAAATTGAACCGCTTTGGGGCTAGTGTCTTAACGCGATCAATAGCACCCGTAAGTTCAACGACATTTTCTTTTAAGCGATAGTCTGAAGATGTGGAATACGATGTGCTTGACGCATCTACAAAAATAGAACCGACTGCCGTGTTACTGGCATTGTGGAAAATTGTGGCAAAATAATTTGCATCAGTATCTCCACCGAATCCAATACCTAGATTGCCACTTGGAGATACGTTCAAAACTCCGGTATTACTAGCTCTATAGTTTCCATCTGACGTAAATAGTCCCTGTCCACGCACCTCAAGTTTTTTTGTTGTTGATGTCGCTCCGATTGCCACATTGCCCGAACTGTCGATACGCATACGCTCCGTTTCATTAATGCCAAATATTAGCGCACGACTACTAGAATTGTGATAAATTTGCATACCGTCATCGTTGAGAGCGATTGCACCAGCGTAGCCGTTGCCATCAAGTTGCAGTTGCCCATTGGCAGAAGCATCCATGTCGATATCTTCATTTGCATCTGTGAGATATATTCGTGCGCCTGCGCCTGCAACATTGAGTGTCTGCGCTGGCGAGGTTCCGATGCCGACATTGCCCGAACTGTCGATACGCACACGCTCTGTCCCGGCCGTTTCTATAGTGACCGTATCAGTATCAGCAAAACGAATTGTGGTGTTTGTGTCCCCTGAATGAACAACTTTGTCAGAGATTGTTAAGTCACCGCTAACAGATACATCTTGTGCAAACTCACCAGAGAACAAACCAAACGTGTCAAACGACAGTATCTCTAGCGTGTCATCTGCGGAAGCTCCGCTGTCCAGCACGATGCTTGTGCCGCTAGTGGCGGTGTAGTCTGTTTTGTCTAGCTTCACGCCATTGAGAAACACATCTGTGTACTCACCATCTGTGTATGTCAGTGTGCGCCCAAGGCTGTCTGCGCCAGTAAAGCTAGTCTGCCCTGCTGTGGCTGTGTAGATAAACCTGCCTCGAAGACCACTACCCGGTTCTTTGCCTATATACGCCATTAGTCTGCGTCCTGTATTGTTAGTGTTCCGGCTTCTACTTGTCGTAGTATTTCGTCATAGTGGCGATTACCCACTTGCATTGGAACACCCCATGTCTGACCATCAATAACTGCAATTACAGCGTAGTTATCACCCTCAAGATTTTTTCTATACTGTGCTGATGTAATATTCATTTTTAAAGCTCCGCATCAAGTAGAAACCCACCATTTTGCCCCAATGATATGCCTCTAAATGTATTAGCTGTACTAGAACCAAAAGCAACATCTATAGAAAATCTTGTATTATTAAACGTTGCCGCATAAATAGCTGTGGAGCTTATCGTGCCTTCAGCCGTTAAATTTCCTGTTCTAAGATTAGCACTACCTGTAATACCAATAGTAGGCGCACTCCTCATAGGCACTGGGGCATCTAGACCAAAAAAACCTCTAATAGTTGTGAATACTCCTAAAATGTGAATCATATGTGCATTAATGCCAGAGGTTTCTTGGACGCTGTTATAAAAATACCTCTGACACAACTGCAAATCTTCAGCAAAAGTGCGATGCTCAAACTCAGTGGCTACTGAGCCGACTTCAAGTTGGATGCCTGTTATGAAAAATGTGTTGTCTGTACTGCTGAAAAAACTTTCAACTCCCGCCGCACGATTGGCTGTGACCGAAGCTGCCCACGTTGTGCCTAAAGTGCCACTGGAATAAGTACTGCCAGCATGAATAAAAATATTAATTGCAAAACTTCTGGCGTTATCATTATCAAGCTCTCCTGTTGTGTCGGCAGGGAAAGTCAACTCAATGCGACTATAGCTTGTTCCAACCGTAAATGCTTTGGACATTATTCTGCTGTTATCATAGTCTCTCATTTCAACTACATAAGTTTTTGAGGCATTTGCTTTTGCATAAAAAGACAACGTCAGTTCTTTTGCGCTCGAAGTTCCTTTATGCAAATGTTGCAAATCTTGACCTTCTATTTGATAAGAAATAAGCCCAAACTCATCAGCCGCAATAGAAGTATCAGCAGTTGTACAAGCCAGCTTCATTGCTGAACTAAACCCTGCTGGCGCATCACTGTCTTGAGACACAGTAAAACGTCCAGAAGTGCTAAAAACCATATCAAACCTATCTTGAACGTGATATCCGCTATTCGATACATCACCCAAACCAGATACTGAAGTTGCTCTTTGACAGACGTTCATTGCACCATTTATTACAATATTCTTACGACCATCAGGTGCGCTTGCAGATTGTGCTAGTTGTCTTGCTTTGCTTGCCATCTAGCCCTCCAGTGTAGTCAATCGTGTTTCAATATCGGTCAAACGCTGTTCAGTAGCCGCACCGATGAACGCCAACAATTCGGGATACCGGATGCCAAGACGGGTGCGCTCTGTTGCGCCTTCAGGTGCTTCCTCTTCTGTTTCATAAACATCTGTACGGGTAAATGCGTCCCTTGCTTTGGTGCCGTTTTCTTCGTCAGCTTCTACTGCTGGTACTTCAACATCTTTTTCCCAGAAAGTATCAGAACACCAGAAAGCATATTTGGTTACGTCAAGCCCTGCATCGCTCATAGCTGATTGCACTTCTTGTGCGATAACGCCAGCATGTGTTCTTGCACTATCCCCCTTTGACGCAACCCTATCTTTCCATTTAAAAGTCTTGAATAGTTTGCTGATTGCTTTGGCGGCAGTAATTTCTGCGCTAGTTAAGCTGGCGATATCTTGCTTTTCATTCTGGTCAGATGTTTGAATGGTTCCGTTGCTAGCAAAAATATCTTGGAAGCGTTGTGCGGAACGTCCTAAATCTACTTCATTATCCACAGCAGAATTTGCTTTGGCTGGCAAAATAATTGGTATGCCCCCACTGCCACTAAAGTAAAAAAGTCCTGAACCAGAAGCGGCGGTAGCACCAAAAGCTATATTATCACTTGATGACACAGTAATTTTAGCAACCGTTGTTCCAGCCGCTTGAAATATTGCTATGTCCCCATCATCAGATAATCTATGAGCATAAAAAGGTGCTGTTCCTGATGCAGTTGCAAAAGTCTCTCCAGTGTTACGAGCCTCAAATCCTGCTACACCGCTGTCAGCGGCAGTTTTTGCTACAAGTAAGCGTCCAGTCGCATCTATTGTCATAGGCGTAGTTGTTGTGCCGCTTGCCGCTTTTTCAATCTTCAAATCACCAGCATTAACAGACAACCTGTAATCGGTGTAAATATCAGCCCCGAAGGTATCATTAGCACCACGCATAAGCTCAAGGGCTGGAACGGGCGATGAATCTGTATCGGCATGAATACGAAACGTAGGGTCTGCCGATGCAGTTTGTATAACTAATTCATGTGCTGGTGAAGCAGTCCCCACTCCCACCCGATTGTTTGCGCTGTCTACCTTCAGAGTGTTGGTGTCAACAGTAAGGTCGCCATCAACCGTAAGTGATTGCGTTTCGCTGACATCGACTACGTTAGTGGGCTTCTTGCCAGTATAACCCATCAGGTAATCTCCATAATGCTCAGTGTCGCATCAATCTTTGCCGCCGTATCTGCGTCAATTTTTAAAACATCTGTAGCCTGCAATACAACTTTACCGCCAGACAAAACCTCTAACGATGAGCCTACAGGTATCGGCACATTCTCCAACAGCTTCACTGTTTCGTTTGTTTCTGTATCGCTGGTGTCCGAAACCAACTGCACATCTACAGTGTGTTGTGCTGTGCCTACGTTGCAAAGTATCAGGCCAAGGACAACAGATGTTGTAGAGCCGGGGCAGGTGTAAAGCGTAAGCGGTGTGCCTGCTGAAGCTGGCATTGCCGCGTTTGTTTTTACCTTAAATGTATTAGCCATGTTTTATCCTAACGCGATTGCCAATGCTGTTGCATCATCTGTGGTTGCCACTGTGCCTGTTGCACTGGGTAGTGTCAGCGTTGCATCGGCAGTAGAGGCTGGGCCGATAAGCGTTACCTTGTTTGTGCCGTTGTCGCTATCCTCAAAGAACTCTACAAACCCTGCTGATGTAGATCCATTTTTTAACTGTAGTCCCGCGTTTACAACAGGTGTTGTTATTGTTGGTGTGGTCAGAGTTTTGTTCGTCAGAGTTTTTGTTGTGGCAGAAATATAAGTGTCTATGTCAGTGACAGCGACCTGCTTCATAGTGCCAGCGTCATTGAAAACTACACGATCAGCATCTGCTACCGTTGTGCTAGAGGCTGACGTATTACCATCCATTATATTTAGTTCAGTAGCTGTCGCGGTTACACCGTCTAAAATATTAAGCTCACTTGCTGTCGCAGTCACACCATCAAGTATGTTTAGCTCTTCTGGAGTTGATGTAATTGCTGTATTACTCGCAGCATTTAGAACAGGAATTGTTCCTGATTGATTGGGTAGATTGATTGTTCTGTCTGCTGTTGGGTCTACGATTGTAAGTGTCGTTTCGTGGGCATCAGCAGTGGCACCTTCAAAGATAATCGCGTTTTGCGCGTTCATCGTAACTGTATCTACTGTTGTGGTTGTTCCTGATACCGTGAGCTTTGGAACCAACAACTCACCCGTGCTTGGGTTGTATCGCAGTGCGCCAGTGTCATCTAGCAATCCGTTTGACTCATCATGAAACACAATCGGGAAGTTTGTGTTTGCTGTGCTATCGCTAACAGTGACAGTAGTAGCGACTGCGGCAGTGCCTGAATATCCAGATGATGTGATTGTGCCCAGCGATGAGCCGCCATCAGCAAAGGTAATTGTGCCACCATCTGCGTCTAATGTAATACCACCTGATGAATCCAAGGTGACTGTAGTGCCAGCAAGCTCTGCTGTACCATCTGCGGTGATCTGTATGTTCGCAGCCGCCGCTGCGTCATCTGTTGTAACAATGTCTAGTGTGCCGTTTGTTCCCACCGTAAACGTAGCAGTGTCACTGGTGGAGCCGGTCATGGTAATCACTTTACCGTCTATCGCTACATCATCCACTGTCAACGCAGTTAGCGTACCGACAGACGTAAGGTTAGGCATTGCTGTAATTTCATCGTCGAAGTATGCGGCTAAGTCTGTAACAGCCACCTGCTTCATCGTACCTGCATCGTTAAACACAACGCGGTCTGCATCAGCCACTGTGACCGATGAAGCTGAAGTATTTCCATCAACGATATTTAGTTCCGCTACTGTAGAGGTAATACCGTCGAGTACGTTCAACTCGTCCGTAGTGACAGTTGCTCCGTCAAGTATCTCTAGCTCTGCTTCACTAATACCAGCACTGCCTATTGTGACAGTCCCAGCAAACGTTGCATTAGCTCCGTCAAATGTGATCGCAGTAGTAGAACCTGACTTTAAGACTAGATTGCCAGAAGAATTAGTCAGCGCAGCATATTGTGTGCCAGCATCTTTCAGCAAAACATCCGCACCATCTGCATCAAGAATAATGTCAGCAGGCGCGTCAATCGTTAGATCACCCGACCCAGGCACCAGAAGTGCTTTTTCAGCAGGCAGCGTACAGAACACAGTCTTTGTGCCAGCCGAAAAATTAACCGCACTATCGCTGTTTGAGCTTTCTAGTATAGTTGTACGAGATAATGTGTCAGGCGAAGCATCCGTTACGGTTCCAATACCTACCTCAAACTCATTGGCACTTTCGTGAACAATCGCATAGTAGGTAGTGTTGCTGTTACCTATACCAGCTACAAAGGTTTGGAACCCCGTGAGCGCACCAGCCAACGAGAGAGTGCCAGTGCCTGTAGTCGTGCTGGTTTCTTTTACCCTGTCGTTAACTGCAAAAGCCATTATTTCAACTCAATGGTTAAGTTACTCGCATTGATTCGGAAGATGTCACCAGACGCAACAGACCTTGAAGAGTCCAAAGCACCTACAAAAAGTATGTTGCCACTGGTTGATGCGTCAGCCAAAAACACATGCGTTATTGTCTGAGTGCTACCGCCAGATGCTGGAAACTCTATGTTGGCGGCATTTACAACGGTTTGTGCGTCCGTGCTTGTAGAAGCAATCGTCCAGTTAGACGCTGTAACTTGCTGTCGCGCATAATTTGTAAAACTTGCTTCTGTCAGACTACCACCTTCTGCATCAGATACAGCAGTTGCTAGGCCAACATAGATACTGTCGCCGGGTGATGAGAAACTTGCGGCGTTGTTTTTGAAGATAAAGCTAAGTAGCTTACCCTCAAGATATGTGGTTGCAGCATTAGAGGTAGCCATCGTTATGTCCTTTCTCTACTTGGAAGACCCATACGATAAGCATCTGTGTTTTCTCGTGCCTCACCCAGATCTTTCAGTCGCAACAGTTCCTCTGTAAATCTGTCACTATAAAGTTTTAACATATCAGGATCGCTTTTCATATAAGCGTAGGCTTCAAACAAACTTCCGTATAACAAAGCAAAAGACGCATTTGTACTCAGCCAAGTCGTCCCGCTATCTGCACCAGCTGTGAGGCTTGCGGGTCGGAAATAATAGTGTAGCTCCACCGCATAGTTAGAATCTGGCGTAGGCGCGACTATAAGATTATTTTCATCGAACCTTGCATAATATCGGGGCAAACCAGTTGTGGATGCAGACGGGGTGTATGTTTGCAAAAAGTTAACGTCTTTTTGTTCTAGAAAACGTTCGGAACCTGATGTTGTAATACGCAGTGAAAACGACGCTAAGAAGTCAGTGGGTACGGTCAAGAACCGATCACTGGACGTAAACGCGCTAGTAACGTTCTTACGGAATATCTCAAAGTCCACAGACTTAAAAAGCCTGTCTTCAGCCGCTTTGATAAAATCATTCAAGTGCGTGACAAAAGATGTCTCTGTATTCTCAGTGTAATCCTGAATCGCTGTTTTTAGTTCGCTGTAAGTAAAACTCATAATTATGCACTCACTGTTACTGGCCCAGCCGAAGCTACTTTGCCGCCACCAGACATAGAACCAACAGTGGCTGTCTCTGACGACCCTCGCTCACTAATATCAAAAGTATAAGAGTTTGTGTTCACAACTGTAATTGTAAATCCGCTGCTGTTCTCAAGCGCAGTTGATGTAAAACCATCAAAAGGCAGCGTAGATCTGAACCTAACTACATCGTTAGTAGAACGACCATGGGCTGTCTCTATAACAGTTATAATCGCCGAACTAGCCGAACCTGATGTAAAAGGATCAAGACCCAAAAGAACCTCAACGGCTGGTTCTGTTCGATCTGTTCTAGCATTGCGAATAGCTTCTGGGTCAGAAATGTTGCGTGGCGGTGTAAGCTGTGGGTGCTTGGGTTCATACTCATCCGGCCCCACCAATAGACCATTCCACTCTTTCCGCATCTCTGCTTTGCGATAACGAAAGCCAGATCTGTCTGAGATACCGTATGCTCTTTTACCTGACGCAAACCGAGCCATCAGCGCACCCGTAGATAATCAATACTTGGAGTAAGTTTGAGTGCTACACGATCCTCATCTTCATCTGCCGCACGTTGAAACTCTTCTTCATAAATTGTTTTCAATACCTGTATTCTTTGAGGTGCGCGTTTAACAGACAAGTAGTATGCCAGTCCTGCTGCCATGCAGGGCAGAAACCGGAAGGGTGCATCTACATCGTTCACCAAAGCATCGGCATCTTGTATGCGTTGAACAAAATAATAACGCAAAACATCTGTGCTGTTTTCAGGAGTAGGCCACAGATTTATCTCTGGTGTAATCTGTCTGTTAAAATAAAAACTAGAGGGCTTTCCCGTTGTTGCTTTGTTTGGTTGATTCTGGTACTCGCCCCGGCTGATACGTTGCACCTGAAAATCAGTATTGTCACGTCGAACAACAACCTCAAGAATGTCAGTAATTTCGTTAGATAGTGTGTAGGTAGATGTACCAGCGGTAAGAGCTTGTGTGCCTAGCTGAACTGTCCAAAGATTTACACCTCTGTTAGCCCAATCTGCAAACATGATGTTCAGAGAACGTCTTGCTGTCTCAGCATCATACCCAGTTCTGACTTCTAACCCACAACGTTCGTAGGCTTCCTCAATGACTTCAGCTACATCAAGAGTAAAGTTCCTTGAACTGGACGTTGCCATCACTCTTCCTCATTATAAAGGTTATCAAATACCCTGTTAACATCTAACGTATAGTCTAAATCACTTTTAGAATAATGTATATGAGCAGATGGCTTGAAGTCTGGGGCACCGGTTCCTGCTTCAAACCAAGCTGGATGAGTTACTCTAACACGGTTGTTTGGCAACGCTACAATATTTCCTGTCCACTCACCTGCATCAAGCAAATGCAACACATGACTTTGTTTGTGCTGCGCTGGATCATCCGCTATTTCATTCTCTGCATAATCAACTGTAAACAAATATTTGGCAGGAAACATTTCGCCATCTATTTTTGCAAACCAGGGACAAGGTGTAGCTCTATCTAAAACGTAAACAGCATGATTATAAGATGAACAATCCCACGGTTGTGCATCGTGAACAGCCATAGGAACAGGCCATTCTTCTAAAGGCTCATCTGCCACCAGTGCAGTGATAGGCATACGCGCCCACATTGCACCACCATGAACAGTGTCCTCTTCCTCGCCTTCTGCTTCGATGCCCGTGAATATAACCTGAAAACTCAACGATCTGCATGGCATAGTCGTTACAGCAATAGCCATGGCGTGTAGAAACTCGCCATGGTATTTCTCATGGTTGTGTGTATATTCCCGGCGCACCCAACACTTGAAGTGAGGGATATTGCTTTGAAGATAAGGCATTATGCTTTAGTGAGCTTATAACCTTTTTTCTTCGCCGCTGCTCTGAGTTGAGCAAGAGTCATGGCAGGCTTTTTAGTAGCACCACCGCGTTTCATGCCTTTGGATTTCATACCAACAGCACCACCGCGTTTCATGCCTTTCGACTTCATGCGAACAGCACCGCCACGCTTCATACCCTTGGACTTCATTTTAACGGCACCGCCACGACGGTAGCCTTTTGACTTCATCATGCCGCCCTTTTTCATGCCCTTCCGTTTCTTCATCATCGCGTCTTTCTCCTTCTGACTGCTTTGACTCTACGAGGTTTACCAGCTGGTTGTCCCAACCTTTTTTTCTGTCTTATTCTACTGCGCTTTTCAGCGGCTGTCATTTCTTTGGTGGTCTTAGGTGTCTTGGAAGAGACTCGTTTTGACGGGCGACAATATGGTGTGCCTCTCTTCTCACCTTTTCTACGCCCACACTTCTTGCCAGTACGAACGTCTTTCCAGTCCTCTTTGAACCAACGTTTAAGGGCTAATCCTTTTTTAGTTTTTCTTACTGCTGGCATCAGTAGATCTTGGTGGTTTTATAGCGGTACTTCTGTCCGTCTCTGAACTTTGAAGCTCCGCGCACCATTCCTCCATCTGCTTTTCTAACTGTTTTACTCTTGCTTTTATTTCCCCAGTTTTTAGCTCCGACTTTTCTGCACTTGGCAATTGCACCGGAGGCATACGCGCTCGGGAAAACACGGTATCTGGCTTTGACTTTGTGATAACAAGCATCCTTTTTTGACATCTCATTTCCTCCTTTTCCTGCGCCCTGCACAATGGGCACGTTCTGAAAAGCCTCTAGGCTTCTTACAGTTTATACTACGCTTGCGTTTTGCGCTCCATTTTCTTTTCTGTGGAGGCTTGGTGATTTGCTTTGGTATGCTCGACCTAGAGATTGTCATCAGAACAACCTCTCAACAAAAGGTAGCAGTGCAGTTGCTATAATTATACCAACAAGATATTTAAAGTTTGCTGAGATATTCGCATCCAGCTTATCCATTTTTTGTTTACCGTCTTCGAGCCGACGTTGTATCTCTTCGTATCGAAGAGAACACTCTGCTTCATGCTTTTCTATCCGAGCTACTGCTTCCTGAATTTTCATGTCAGCACTTCCACCGTCTTCTTGCCTGACGCAACCTGCTATTAGGATTCTTAGCGGCTTTAGGAAACTTTTTCATCTGACCAGCAGAACGAGCGCAGAATGATTTTCTGCGCTTCGCCGCCGCGCTACCCTTTTTAACTTTGCCTGTCACGGCAGTTTTTAGCTTACTGCCGGGGTTCATGCGA